AAATCTTATTTTAGTCCATATGTTACAACAGTAGGACTTTATAATGAAGCCCAACAATTATTAGCGATAGGAAAGTTATCACAACCACTTCCAACATCACCTACAACAGACACTACAATACTTATAAACATAGATAGATAATTATGGCAACTTTAGATCCATCAAATATAACAACAGGTAATATAATCCAAGCATCCGATATAGCTCAACTATATTCAGCTTTTGGTACTGGATCCTCTAATATTACTGGGTTAAGCATGACAGGTAGTATAACTAATGCTACAACAGCAGCAACAGCTTCATCTGCTACTAATCTTGTAGTAGCAAGTACTGCTTCAGGAGTTTACTATCCTATAGTTGTTGATGGAACAGGAACCAAACCACCTAAAACAGTTTCTACTTTTGAACTTTCAGGTAGTGTATTAAATAATATTACTGCTTCACGAGCTATTACATCTTCATTTTCTTTAAATTCTAATGCTACCCAAATTAATGGTCAATCTTATGATGGAGGATCAGGAGTAGTCTCAGGCGATTTTAAATTTATTGCTGGTAAAACAGCTATAACTGCTGGTTCAGCAACAAGCAGTGTATTTCCTGTTTTGGCCGGAAAAACATTAGGTACAAATGCTTGGATTACAGCAAATTACGCACTTACATCAGGACCTTCAGATGCTGTTATTGTAACTTCAATTTCAAGTAGTGGAGCTATTTTATTTGATAATAATTCTCCTGGTGCTCCAACTGGAACTGTAATATTTACAGGTATATACATTTAATAAAAAAAAATAATTTATGGAAAATTGGTTATATAAAAATAAGGAGGTTATCTCTATGGAGGATTTACCTCAAAACGCTTTTGGTTTTATATACGTAACTACACATATACCGAGTGGGGTATCGTATCTTGGAAAGAAGGCGTTATATCACAACGTTAAACGCAAATTAACGAAGAAAGAATTAGCAGAGCAAACCGGCCGAGGTCGCAAACCAACAACTCAAGTTGTTCAAAAAGAAAGCGATTGGAAAACATATTTCGGTTCTGCTAAACCAATTCAAGAGCTAATCAAATCTGGTAAGCAAGACGAATTAAAACGAGAAATTCTACAAGTAGTTGACAATAAAAAATTGTTAACTTATTACGAGTGTAAATATCTTTTTATGATGGGTGTTTTAGAACATCCCGAACTTTATTTCAACGACAACATTTTGGGAAAATTTTTCTCACGTGACTTTGGTTCTCCAAAAGAGGATTAATATATTGTCGTTATGATAAATCAATCTCTAGTATCACTGGCTAACTCTGTACTTGGTACAGGTAAGGCAACAGCAAGAGGTAACTATGCTTACCACTGTCCGCTGTGCCACCATGCAAAGCCAAAACTAGAGATCAACATGACCGAAAATACTAAAGGCGAAAACGCTTGGCATTGTTGGGTTTGTGATAAAAAAGGTAAAAAATTATATCAATTATTTAAAGCAGTAGAAGTTTCACCTGAAATAATGGCTGAATTAAAAGCTATTGTAAAATATACTGGACCTGAAACAGATGTTAAAGTTGAAGAAAAACTTAAATTACCTAAAGAATTTCAACCCTTAACCAACATCCAGAAATCAAATATTATTGGAAGACACGCTTTAGCATATTTAAAATCTCGTGGCATTACAGAAGAAGATATACTTAAATATGGTATTGGATATTGTGAAACAGGTCGTTATGCTAATATGGTTATTATTCCTTCTTTTGATGCTAAAGGAAATATAAACTACTTTACAGGAAGATCGTTTGAAAAAGAACCATCTGTAAAATATAGAAACCCAACAGTATCTCGTGATATTATCCCATTTGAATTGTTTATTAATTGGGATTTACCTTTGATATTGTGTGAGGGTCCCTTTGATGCTATTGCTATTAAACGAAACGTTATACCACTTTTAGGTAAAAATATACAATCAAACTTAATGAAGAAGATCGTTATGTCTTCTGTCGAAAAAATATACATTGCTCTTGACCGTGATGCCCAAAAACAGGCGTTGGACTTTTGTGAAAAACTTATGAATGAAGGTAAAGAAGTATATTTAGTAGACATGAGAGATAAAGATCCAAGCGAAATGGGGTTCGCTGGCTTCACTAATCTTATACAAGAAACTTACCCTTTAACCTTCTCGGGTTTACTTGAGAAAAAACTTTTCCTATGAAAAAAAGAAACATTAAACATGTTAACAATCGGATTCTAGAAATTTCAGAAGATGCTAAACAAATCACCCTTCCAGATTCAAGATACTATAGACGAAATGGAGAATATTATCCATCCATTACCCACGTTTTAGGTTCTTATCCTAAAGGTAAACATTTTGAAGAATGGCTTAAAAACATGGGTCGCTCAGCAGATTATATTGTTCGTAAAGCAGCTGAAGATGGAACTAAGGTACATGAAATGATTGAAGAGTATTTAGAAGGCAAAGAAATGAACTTTCTAAATCAGTATGGTAACCCACAGTATGACCCAACTATTTGGCAAATGTTTTTACGTTTTGTTGATTTTTGGGAAACATATAAACCTGAATTAATTGATCAAGAAATTCATCTTTATTCTGATGAACTTAAAGTAGCAGGTACAACAGATTTAGTTTGTAAAATTGATAATGATTTATGGATTATTGATCATAAAACATCAAACCATATCCAGACAACATACGAATTACAAGCTGCTGTTTATGCTCATTGTTATGAAGAATGTTTTGGTGTTAAACCTGATAAGACTGGTATTTTATGGTTGAAATCTTCTAAACGTAAAGGCGCTAAAGATAAAATGCAAGGTAAAGGATGGGAAATGATTTTACCATCTCGTACACAAGAGGAAAACATCGAAATTTTTAAAACAGTAAAACGTTTATTTGATTTAGAAAACCCAAACGAAGCACCTGTATTTACAGAATTCAAAACGTCTGTAAAGCGAGATTTGGAATCCTAACTTATTTTTATTATATTTATGACAAACTTACTCCATGATTGGACTGATATCTCTCTTGAAAGAAATAGAACAAAAGCCAAAAGCAATCTTTATGGCTGGTCCTGCTGGATCTGGTAAGTCATTTATATCTAAAAAATTAGTTCCATCAAACTTTAACACTATTAATGTAGATGATACTTATGAGGCCTTACTAAAGGCCTCTGGTATTGGAATGAAGTTAGCTAAAATGTCACCTGATGAATTAAAAAAAGCAGGTGAGTTGATGGGACAAGCTAGAAAAGCTACAGATGCAAAATATAAAGAAACTACATCTGGTTTAAAAAATATTTTAATTGATAGTGTAGGTGGTTCTTCTAAAACATTGTTAAAGAAAAAACAAGAATTAGAAGCTTTAGGTTACGATACATTCATGATAATGACTTATGTATCGCCTATTACCTCACTAGATCGTAATAAACAGCGAGACAGGTCATTGTTGCCGAGTATTGTGCTTCGCTCATGGCGCGACGTTAATAAAAATATAGACGTATATAAACAAGCATTTGGAGATAATTTTGTTCTATTGAATCTAGATCCTGAAGATGCTCAAAAAGGTTTTGATGAAGAATATATTTACAAAACCTACATTGAACCTTTAGGACAAGTAGGTAAAGAAAAAACACCTGAAGAATTAGCAAAGTCTGAAGCAGAAGCAAAACAACTATACTCAGACATTAAAAAATCAATAGCTAACCAACCAGAATTTAATACAATAGAACAATCACAAACAAAAATCACTAACTTTATACAATCATGAAATTAACCGACTTATTAAACGAAGTAGAAAAAAAAGAAAAACCCGTTAAAGAAATGACTCCTGTTGTTGAAGCAGAAGGCATTCCTGTAGACGAGATTGGTAAATTCTTTATAGTTGAAAAACCAACCAAAGATTCAGAAATGGAAGATGTAGTTTACGAATTAACTCTTCCTGAATTTGCACTTCAAATCAAAGGTGGATTAGATGTTAAAAACATTTTAGGTGTTTATAAACAAAAGTCTGATGCTAATAGAGCTGGAACTGAAGCTATGAAAGCATTCCAAGATACTCTTAAGGAAATGGAAGATGCTATGGAAGCTTTCCGTGCCGCTAAAAAAGATATTGAAGAGAAAAAAGCAGTTGCTAAAGAAAAAATCCAAAAACTTAAGCAATAATGAACTTTCTTACCAAAGTCTTACTTGAAGATCTTTTGGAAGCGGAGAAAAAGAAAGTAACTGCCATTTATGGTGGTGGCTTTAAACCTCCCACAAAAGGTCATTTTGCTGTTGTTGAAAAAGCAGCAGAACAAAATCCCGAAATTGATGATATTATCATCTATGTGGGTGGTGGTGAGCGCGATGGTATTGGCCAAGGTGAATCTATCCAGGTTTGGGAATTATATAAAAAATATCTTCCATTAAAAACCCGTATTGAACCTTCAAAAGCACCTATTGGTGATATTTTACGTTATGCTAAAGAACATCCTGAAGAGGAAGTACTTTGGATTATAGGTGCACGTGAAAATAATCCTGAAGATTTTGCTGATATTGCTTCTAGAACAAGAACAATAGATAAATATCCTAATCTAGAATTACGAGTTATCCAAACCTCAGGCGGTGTTAGTGGTACTGCTGCTCGTAAAGCAATTAAAGACAATAACAAAGAACAATTCTTCCATCTTATCCCAGATATTGAAGAAAAAGAACAAGTATGGGATATTGTATCTCCTGTTATTAAAGAAGATGATCCTAAAAAAGGAACAGGCAAAAAACCAGAAGGTTCAGGTCGTAGACTATACACAGACGAGGATCCAAAAGACACTGTCCGCATTAAGTTTAAAACTAAAGAAGACATTGTTGATACTTTAAATAAAATATCTTTTAAAGCTAAATCTCATGCTCGTCAATCTCAAGTAATTAACTTAATTCACCAACGAGTAAGAGCTGCTTATGGTAAAGCAAAAGATCCTGAAGTAAAAGCAAGATTGAAACGTGCTTTAGATTATATTGAATCACGTAAAGAATCATCTAAAGCAAAAACACAACGTTTAAATAAAATGAAAGAAGCATCTGACCCACAAGCAGGTACAGCCTTACCTTATGGATCAGGTTTTGCTCCTTTAAAAGAAGGTTGGAGTTTGCAAGATGCTTTCGTATCTTTATCAAAGTATATGATTGACAATGGGATGAATGTTAAACCATTGCCTAAAATAAAGGTTATATCAAATGATGAAGAAAACGCATCTAGTCTTTTGGGCAAAACGGCTTACTATAATCCGAATGATAAATCAATTACTCTATTTACAATGGATAGACACCCAAAAGACATTTTACGTTCATTCGCTCACGAAATGATTCACCACGAGCAAAACTTAAATGGAAATTTAAATAATATTAATACAACCAATACAAACGAGGACGGAGATTTACCTGAAATTGAAAGCGAAGCATATCAAAAAGGAAATATGATGTTACGTAATTGGGAAGATTCAATTAAAAATGTATAAACTAACAGATTTATATAAACAACTCAAAGAGGAAACAACTGAAGATCCTCAATCACAATATAAAATTTATTGTGATATGGATGGTGTTTTAACCGACTTTGATAAACGTTTTGAACAATATGGAGGTATGCCTCCCCAACAATTTGAAAAAGAAAAAGGTAAAGAACAATTCTGGAACCTTATTGATAAGCAAGTAGGTGTTAAATTCTGGGCAGGAATGCCTTGGATGCCTGATGGTAAAGAGTTGTGGAATCATATTAAACAATATAATCCAACCTTATTATCTGCTCCTTCACGTGAAAATGAATCACGTTTAGGTAAACGTGTTTGGGTTAAAAATAATATTCCGGGTACTCCTTTAATTTTAGCGGCAGCTGAAAAAAAGAAAAACTATGCCCGAAAAAATTCAATACTTATAGATGATAGAGTTTCTAATATCAACGACTGGAATGCAGCCGGAGGTATTGGAATTCTTCATACTTCAACAGCAACAACATTAGATAAATTAAGCAAATATGGCATTTAGAAGAGTAGTAATCAGTGGAGAAAAGGTACAAGATACAAAAACAGATCTTGAAAACTTCCTTTCAAATAAAATATTCAAAACCAATTATCCAGGTATGAAAACTAAACTTATAGTTTCACCAGTTAAAAATGATACTATTGTAATTGATTTGAATGGTGATGGTGCTGACACAGTAGCTAAAAAAATTAAAGATATTGGACAAAAATATAAAATGAAAGCTGTTATTAAGCTTGAAAAACCAATGTCCGCTGTTAAAGAAGTTAAAGTTACAAAAACAAAATTAACTGAAATTATCAAAAATTACAATAAGTAATGAGCAAAGATTCGGTTTTAAAGAAAGAGTTCAAACATAGTGATGTTAATCGTCTCCGTAACCTTGTTCAAGGCAAGTACGGAGAAAAAACTACTATGGGAACTGGTTATACAAAAGCAAAAGAATTCCATGATGAAGGAGACGTATGGGAAGAAGACGGACGCACATGGACTATTAAAAATGGTGTTAAACAAAACATCACAAAATTAGATAAGGCAAAAGAAGGTATTGTAGTACCTTTATTTTGTTCTAAATGTTCTCGAGCAACTAAACCTCATTTAGATAAAAAATGGTTTGTGATGTATGGACATTGTTTTAATTGTCAGGTTGATTTTGAGGCCTCTCTTAAAAAACAAGGCAAAATGGAAGAGTTTGAAAAACAAATCATTAACCAACATTTAGATGGAACCATCCAGGATTTTGAAGTTTGGTTTGATGAAATGATAAATGAAAAAAGTCAATTTATTACTGAAGCAGGTGATATTGAAAAATGGGATGGTTCTGGTAAAGAACAGTTGCTAAAATATAAAGAAGAAGCACTAGAATACCTAAGAAACCAGAAAAAATAATGGACAATTTAATGATGTTAACAACTATATTAGTAGCACTAATTACAGCCGTAATTGGTCCTGCTGTACTTGAATGGGTTAAATCTAAATTAAACAAAAAAGATTCAAAACCATCCTCAGTTAAAGAAGCTATTGATCTAAATGAATTAGTTGATAATCAATTAGAACAACTAATGGATGAATTGGAATGTGATAGAATTTGGATTGGACAATTCCATAATGGAGGTCATTTTTACCCAACAGGAAAATCAATCCAAAAATTCTCTATTTTTTATGAAAAATTAACCCCAAGTACCTCTACAATCCAACACGTATTCCAACAAATCCCAGTTTCATTGTTTCCTAAAGCATTATCTAAACTTTATAAAGATGGAGAATTAGCGATTGTAAATTACAATACTGATGAAACTTATGATCTAAATATGTTTGCTAAAGACCATGGTACTAAATCTTTTTACATGTTAGCTATAGATGATTTAGACGGTCATTTTATAGGTGTTATAGGAATTGCATTTAACGATAAAGAACATAAATTATCCAAGGAAGAATGGATATTTATAAGACAGAAAATAGGAGCCATTGGTTCTCTTTTGACCGATTACTTATATACTAAAAAATGAAAGACATTCAAAAAATTAAAGAATTTTTCTCTAAACCTTTAGAAGAAGGCACTACAGAATATTTCAAACCCTCAATTCGTAAAGACAAATCCAACCCTAATTTCCTATATGTTGATATAGCTTACCCAGCAGGTTCAGATGTTTTATCTGTAGGTGGGTCTAAAACTATGGGTGGTCAAGACAGAGAAGAAGGCACTACTAAAGCATTAGCGATGGGTAATATGATTGCTAAAAAATTACAAGCAAAATACAATATTGAAGATATTGATGTGAGCGATTTAAAAAATGGCAAAGTAGAAGTATTCGCTGTATCAGATGATTTTATTAAAATGGCTTCTCCTTCATTAGACGAAGCTAAAAAAGAAACAGCTGTTGACATGGCTAAAAAGCAATTAGATGCTTTAGGTGTTAAATACGAAATGTCAAAAACTGATAAAGTAAGACCATTTAAAGTAATCTACCAGCCAATTAATAAATCAGATGAATTCTATGATAAATTTGAAGATATTGTTGATTTATTTAACTTAAAAGGTGTTGTAAAATCATCAATGAGTGAAGTAAAAGAAGAAGATAGCTACGAAGTAGTTTGGACTGATAGAGATTATAAAAAACACTCTAAAGTATTTAAAAATGATCCTAAAGGTGCTCCTGATAATGCTAAAAAGAAAGCAGAAGCATTTAAAAAATCATTAGAAGATAAAGATAAAAAAAGCAAAGAAGGTTTATATAGATCTATTGATTTAAATGAAGCTAAAGAAGATAAAGTAGATACTATCACAATGGATGTTCCTTTGTTTATTCGTATGTTAGAATATTCAAGAGAAGATGCTGCTGAAGATATGGATTTACATGATGTTACTGAAAAAGCAATTTCATTAGGTAAAGAAAGAGGTATCTTACAAATGGATGATTATGATGAGATTATAGGTACTACTAAAAAAGTTGATGAAGCAAACGTAACTTGGTCAACACTTCATAGAGATAATGCTAATGAAAAACTCTTAAAACAATCTAAATTATCATCAGCTGAATACCAAAAAGCTAAAAAATTACAAGGTTTTAAAGCAGATAATTACAAATGGAATACTGATGAAGACTTATATGTTAAAGTAGTTGATGAAGGTATGGGTGGTCAATTAGACGAACCATTTTTTATTGAAGTATCAGTTCGCGATGCTCGCAAAGCATTAGATTTATTCGATGATCAATACAGTAAATCAAACATTAAAATGTATGGTTCTAATGTATACGCAGCTACTACTCCTGAAGATATTTACGATTTATACTATGATTTATCTTCTCAAGACATTGAAATTTTAGATGCTAATATTGAAGATGAGGAACTTGATGAAGCAGAATTAACCGAAGCATATGTTCCCTCAAACATTAAAGAATTTGCTAAAAGAAAAGGCGTATCTTCTTTAGTAAATAAAGTAGCTGGTTGGGCAGAAAAAGTAGGTAAAGGTATTAGAGGTGGAACAGCTATTGGATACAATTATTCTACTCTTATTTTAGATATGACCTACCAAGGTTCAGAAATCCGTATTAATACAGATAATGATACAATTGAGTTATATGATGAACCTGTTAGAAGCTTTGGTGAATTCCAACGTGTATATTTAGATAATCAGGAAGAATCAGATAATGGTTTAGAAGAAAGAATTGCTGAAGCATTAAATAAAATTAACGAGGAACTTTGTCCTGCTGGTAAAGCATACATCAAAAGAAGACAAGCCGCTGGTGAAAAATCATCTGCATATCTTTCAGGCCGTGGAGTTAAAGTATGCAAAGGACAAATGTCTGGTAAAGCAAAAAAGAAAAAATAATGGATTCAAATCGCCTAAAAGAATTAGTATCCGAATCATTACGTGACTGGTTTAAAAAAGAGGACTGGGTGCGTATTGATACACAAGGTAACATTACTGGTCCTTGTGGTACTATGAAGAAAGGCGATGCTACCACAAGATGTTTGCCTCGTAAAAAAGCTCAATCATTATCTAAAGCAGAAAGAGCAAAAACCTCCAAGAAAAAAGCTGCTGCTTCTCGTAAAGGAAAACAATTTGTAAAAAACACAGAAAAGGCAGAGTACAAAAAAGGTACGTATCACAAAAAATAACATATTTATAACATATAATTATATAAAATGGAAAAATTTAACCTAAAAAAAGCTATATTAGAAAATAAAGCTACTTTCTTTTCTTCATTAAATGAGGGAGATTTAGTAAAAAATATTGGTAAAGGATTAGAATACGAAGCTACCGAAGAAATGATTCGTGATTATGCCCAACATTTAATGGATGAAGGATCTTATGATGTTGAGGAATTAGCACAATCATACTTAGATATACCCAGATCATTTCCTAGACAATTAGACTACACTTTCTTTAAAAATAACTATGATGATATCTTATCAGTAGCTATGACTGGGTTAGGTGAAGGTAAAAAAGAATATTATAAAGATGCCGAAGCTGATGATGCTGAACACATTGATGCTTTAGAAAAAGACATGGCAGATGATAAAAAATCAAGCAAAATGAAAACATCAGAATTAAAAGCTAAAATCAAAGAAATGGTTTTAGCAGAAATGGCTCTAGACGTAGATAACATGGAAGATGCTCCTGAATCTGAAGTTGATTTCCTATCAGAAGTAGATGCTATTTTAGCTGAAGCTGACGAAGAAGTAGCAGTAGATGATACTGAAGTAGCAGTTGGTGGTGAAGAAAATATTGATGTTGATACAACAACTGAAGTAGATCCTAATGTAAAAGCAGTACAAGATGCTTTAACACAAGCTCAAGCAGCTGCTCAAAAATTAGGCGATCCTAAATTAACAGATCAAATTGGTAACACAATTACATTCTTTACTCGTGCACACGTAGTTGATAAAGGTGCTGTAGCTGAAGCTGACGAAATGGAAGAAGGTAAAACAGAAGATTTAAATGAATCTATGTTCCCAATGTTAAAAAGAATTATAAAATAAAAGTATATGAACACACAAGAAATTTTCGAAAAAATTGAAGCTTTATACGAATCATTTAAAGCAGAACACGCTGGAAAATCAAAAGCTGCTCATGGTCGCGCTCGCAAAGCATTAGGTGAAATCAAGAAATTGGTTACCGAATACAGAAAAGCGTCAATCGATGAAGACAAAAAGTAATTTGACTGAAAAAAAGCTTACCAAAGCTGAATTAGAAGCAAGAGAAAAAGTAATGAAGGACTTGAAGAAAAACAAGTCCGCTCTTGTTAAACGCTACGGCAAAGATGCCGAAGCAGTTATGTATGGACGTGCAACAAATATAGCTAAAAAAATGGCAGAATCAGAAAATAAAAATCGCATTAAAGAGCTTGTTAGAAAATCTCTTATGCAGGAAGCCGATATCGAAGTTGGTGCTGACAAGTACGAAGAAGAAGAAAAATTAACACAAGCATCTTCAATGTTAGATGATTTAGAAACTAAATTGAGCCGTCACGATTGGTTCTACATGATGTCTGATGATTCAAACAAATATAGTCAAGGTTCAGCTAAAGAAAGAGAAATTCGTGATTTAATTTCTAAATTAGAATCTATGGGCTACGGAAAAGAAGCAAAAGATATGTACAATGAAAAAGAACCATATTCAAGATCTTTTAGTCGTGATTCTAAATTAAAAGAAGCCAAAGGTAAAGACATGGACAAAGATGGCGATATCGATTCAGACGATTACTTAGCTGCTCGCGATGCTGCTATTAAAAAAGCAAAAGGTGAAATGAAAGAAGATTTAGATTTAGGTCACGAAGATAACGAACCACATATGATTAAAGCCGAACTATATCGTATTGGAAAATATGCTATGGAATTATACCAAATGGTAGACGGATTTGAAGGTAAAGGTGAGGTTGATTTCCCGGGTTGGTGGCAGTCAAAAATTACCAAAGCACAAGAAATGATGGTTTCAGCTAAACATTACTTAGACTTTGAATTAAAAGAACCAGCTATTGATGCTATGGTGGGTGTTGCCTCTGATGAAGAAATACTTGATGATGAAGCTCCAATGATGGAATCAGCTTATGATTATGTAAAAACTCCTAAAGAATATGTTGCTTTACAATTGTCTGATTTTTTTAGAGTTCCTAAAGACAAATTAATGTCTTTTAATTTAGATGGTACTGATAATATTGATGCTTTAACAAAAGCTTTAAATTCAACCTCAAATCAAGGTACAGAAATGTATTTAAAAATGTCTATGAAATCTGCTCAAGAACATTTTGATTCATCAATGATGAATGAAGATGAAGTAACTAAAGTAGATAAATTAGCTGCTGCTATTCAAAAAGCTTTAAACAAAAATAAATCAGCTGAAGATCAAAACAATATCAAACAAGCTAGAAAAGCTATGAATGATGGTAATATAGAAGCTGCTAAAAAAATCTTAAACCCATATTTAGCAGAAAAATTAGCTAAACAGTTAAAGTCTAAATAATGACTAAAAGCGAATTAAGAGATAAAATCAAAGTCCTTGTACAACAAACGTACAAAGCCAAATCTATTGATTTAGATGCTGGTGGAGAAGTTACTCTTGATGCTGAAAAGTTTCCCGTACTATTAAAATTTCCAAAACTTAAAGAAGTTATCATTGATTTGTTAACTGATCAATATGAGGTTTTCATGACCAATATTGAGTGGGTTGCTCCTCGCCCTACAACTTTCAGAATTGTACTCGGTAATGGTGAAAACTTTTTGTTAATTTATACCGAAAGAAGCTGGATTGCTCAAGTTGAAGGCAAAAAGTATTATTTGTTAAACCTGGGTGAAGAAGAGCAAGCCGCCCAAGCAATATCAAGAATTTTAGCATATGGCCAAAAAACAGAAACCAGCACCGAAGCCAGCCCAGAAGCCGGCTCCGAAGAAACAGGGCAAGAAGAAGTAACACCTGAAGAAGAAACAGCAGCGTAATTATGAAAGTATTTGATAAACTTATCAAAGAAATTTTTTACAAATTTCCAAAAGGATATCTTGATGTAAATGATACTCAAGATGTTCTTTTTTTTCAATCGATATTAGAGTCGATGGGAGTTGAACTTTATGAAGCTATATTAATTAATGAAGCGGCTGAAGATATTAAAAATGAACTCATTGATGCCGGATATACTCCCGAAGATATTGTCATAAAAAGTAGTAAACAAATTCGTTTATTAACTAAAGGAGCTGAACGTAAATCTACAATGGATAAATTGTTAAAAGATTTAGAAGGTTCACGTTACGATATAAATTTTAAAGGTTCATCTTTAGGTGCTATTATAGCGGATGATGGTACGGCAATTATTGTTAAACCAAAAGAAAGACAAGGTGGTTTATCTGCTGGTTTAGATAACGAACAAATGCTTGTAGATAGTATAAACCAATACGCTCAAGATGGTCCAATCAACATCAGATTTAAAGGAACAAACAAATCTTTATCTTACAATGATGTTGTTTCAGCTAAATCTGTAGGTACAGATACAGCCGGTGGAAAAAAAGCAGACGTTCAATTATTAGATAAAAGCGGTAGTGTTATAGCAAATATTTCTCTTAAAAAAGCAAATGCTGAAATGTGGGAAAGTGCTGATAGACGTTATAAAAATTTAATGCTTAAATTATCTGAAAAACTTTTAGATAGTCCATTCCCAAATGTTGCTTTAAGAACAACAGATAAAAAAGATATCTATCGTTTATATAACCCTGAAACAGGAACAGATTTAGGAGGTCTTGTAATTACAGACTTACCAGACAATGAAAATGAATCTATTGTATTTGGTACTGATAATCCAAAAACAATAGTTATTAAACATACATTCCAACCTTCAGACTTTAGCTTTAATAAATCTATATTAACTATAGATTCAGGTACTATCTTTACTGATTTAAAAGATATTGAAGGAACAAAATACGAACCTATTTTAGTAATCAGACACGATGTGACTCGTACTGCAACTAATGGTTTACGTCCTATTGTATATAATGCTTCACATGCTTATAAAGACGGTAAACTTGCTGGCGGTAGACAAGAGTTAACGTATGCTGATGCTATTAAATAATATTTATAACCATGGATTTAAAAAAGCTAATTAAAGAAGCTCTTAACAACCGTAAACCCGATTGTGGCTGTGGTTGTGGAGATGGCTGTGGCAAAACTAAAGCACCTATATTAAACGAAAGTTTAGCACCACGTGAGATATTGTCTGAGGGTTTGAAATACCATATAGACAATAAAAAACCGCTTACTGAACATGTATACCGTGCTGGATCCGAAAATTATTTTAATCTATGGGCCGAAGCAAGAACATTATATACTCGCGGCATTTTAGACTTTTCAGGTGAAGATTTAGATATTTTAACCGAAACTAATTTAGGTCATTTTGGTATTTATGAAGGTCAAAAGGTTCCATTAGATTTTATAATGGAAGAAATTGAAGAAGAATTAGACGAAGCTAAAAAGAAACCTAAAAAAAAGAATCCACCAATTGGAAAACCAAAACGCGGTGGCTCTAAAAAATTCTACGTTTACGTAAGAAAACCTGGAGGCGGAATTAAAAAAGTATCATTTGGTGATACATCAGGTCTATCAGCCAAAATCAATAACCCAGAGGCACGTAGAGCATTTGCTAAAAGACACGATTGTGCTAACAAAAAAGACAGAACAAAAGCTTCATACTGGTCTTGTCGCTTACCTCGCTACGCAAAGTTGCTTGGTTTGAAATCTAACTTCTCAGGATTCTGGTAATGATAAAATTAATTAACATATTAAGTGAAGCGGATGTTGAAAAATGTCCTGCTCCTACTCAAAACATTGAATTAAACCTTAAAAATAGACAAAAGGCAATCAATGAATATGGGTACGGTCCTTTAAATCCAAACGAACCAAATAATAAATTTTGGCAAGCTAAAGCAGATATGTGGAAGCTTGATTCTGTAGAAGAAGCCAAAACATCACTTTGTGGTAATTGTGCCGCATTTGATATTACAACTAAAACATTAGATTGTATAGCTAAAGGAATAGGTGATGATGAGGGTACAGAAGATCCGTTTGATGTTATTGAAGCAGGTCAATTAGGATACTGCAGGTTTTTAAAATTTAAATGTGCCGCGGCTCGAACTTGTGATGCTTGGGTTGTAGGTGGTCCTATCACAGATGATAAAGCCGTATAAAGATTTAGAAATCACAGATCAATACATCATCAGAGAGTTCAACGAGAACATAGATCCGATTGAACTGCTTTGGCATCGCGATAATGAAGATCGTACAGTTGAAATAATAGGAGAAACAGATTGGAAAGTACAACTTGATAATCAACTTCCAACTTCTATGAATCAACCCATATTTATACCAAAACATGAGTGGCATCGCGTTATTAAAGGAACAGGTACACTTAAATTAAAAATACACAAATCGTGAAAGATACATTTGATTTAAGAAAATATTTATACAGTCAAGTTTTACTTGAAGAGATTCCTGGCCCACAAGCTGATGAAGCTGAATTAGATGCTTTAGATAAAGAAATTGCATCCGCATTTGCATCAGGTTTAAGCTCATTACAAGGTCAAGTTGCTGAAGTTAAAGAACAAATTGAAGAAGCAGACGATAAATTAGATGAAGCTATTGGTTCAATTTTAATTTCTCTTTTCTTATCTGCTCCTAAATTATTAGAAATAGTTGGTGGTATAGTAAATAAAGTTGCTGCTAAATTTTCTAAAGAAAAAGGTGAAGTACCTCCTGGCGAAGCTTTTATACACGCTGGTCATCACTTAGAAGAAAAATATTTAAGTGTTTTAAAGAAAATTATTAAAGTAACAGGTATTGCTAAAAAAGCAAATATTAAATCTGATAGTGAATTAGATGTAGCTGCTAGAGTATTATTATACACAGTATTAGGTGCTGCTGCTATTTCTGCAGGATTTGCTTCAGCTGAAGCAATCGGTAGTGCATTATCTGGAAAAG